CGCCAGAAAAATAGCGTTTTGCGCCACACTCAAACGTTTTGCCCGCTCGTACTGATAAGCATCAGGATAATCGCGAATATCCTGCCGCAACACATCAAGATCAATCTTGCGTTGGCGAAACCCTTGAGGTTTGCGATGGATGTTCTTAACCCAACGCGTCACGCTCGCCACGCCAACATCAAACCGGGCCGCAACCTCGGCTATCGTAAGTCCTTTTTTCTCTCTGACAGACAGGACTTTACGGCGGAAATCCAGTGAATAGGCCATCTCTAAATTATAATCAAAATTATCTGGTTGTGCTATAGCTTCTTCGCTTGTTACAAAAGGAGCGAATGTCTTCTATGACGAGTATGAGCAGGCAAATCTTTGGGGGAAAGATTTATATGCTCATTTAACAAAAATATATCGAGATGAATCTAAATATTGCTTAATGCTGTTATCAGAAAGTTACGCTAAAAAACAATGGACAAGCCATGAACGAAAAGCAGCACAAGCTAGAGCATTTACCGAAAATAGAGAATATATTCTTCCACTAAGGCTCGATGATACTAAAATTGATGGAATATTAGATACTACTGGTTATATTGACTATCGGAAAGTTCATCTTGAAAAAGTTATTGATCTCATAGTCAAAAAAATATATCAATATAATCGTGATAACGGAATCACTTATGAGATTGTTAAGGTAGAAGATGTTTTTCAAAAACAAGCTATTGGGGTAAATAGAGGTCGCCCGATCACAGACAAAGACATGACAACTGAATGCCCTGCCTGTGGAACGATGCAATTACTTTCAGAAGCATCTTTATCCCTTGATGAAGATGACACGATTTACACATGCAAAAACGGTTGCCAACCAATCGTTGTTGTAAGCCGCCCTGGATTAGTGGCTTGGCCAGGAAGAGGCTATCGGCTTGGTGAACACGCTATAAGAAATACGCGAAACATTTATGTCAAAACAGAGAATATGAGAGTTCCAATGATAATAAATGCATCAAAAGCTGCTTTAATGAAATTAAGGCCAAGCAGCTAACAAGTTGGCCAAGTTGACTTGACGCCAAAAAGCGGCACAACTTACCTAGAACGTTATCTCCGTTAAAATATTTTTACGCTATCTCACTACCTACTTTTGGTCTATTTCTATTGATGAATCATATATTGGTGACATCCATTGCCAAATCAAGTTTAAACTTCTAAACATGAATAGCAATTAGACGTGATTTAACGCATAGTTAACGCGGGTGAAATTTTTAAGTAAGGGCCTAGTAGCCTGTAGTTAGAAAAATCGCTTAAATCCCCGTTTTTTTGATTTGCTCATTTTCTGAGGCCGCATTTTTTAAATCATCCGGTAGGCGATCAATCTTGTCTGACAGCATCTTTTTCAGATTTACCAAACGGCCTCCTGGTGGATAGTTAAAACTGGGATCAACACCCTTCGGTATACTTTGCACTTCGCCTGAGCGCTTGTTGATATAAGTGTAGGTTTCCTCTTTCGGCGGCTCAGAAGGCTTTAACCCTAGTTCATCCAGCGTGTCCTTATCCAGTTGCGTCACACCGCATTTGCAACGATATGCTCTAATAGGATAGTGCGCTTTCCAGAATGGGTGATCGACCGGCAGTACCAGGCCATCCCAGGCGGAGTGCTCTAGGCGTGGATGCTCAGAGTTGTTGGCGTCGTATTTCAGATAGGGGAAGGTTTCCTTGTTGCGCTGGATTCGCTGCCATTGCCCCTCGCTGTGGGCAGTACGCAGGTTGGTGTCATATATCACTTTGAGGCGACGTGTGCTGCCCAGCTGCACATTTTTGATTTCACCAGTGAGTGGGTCTTGCATGTCAGCTCGTCCCCACCAGCCCTTTTGCATGAGCAATAGTTCAAGCGACTTGCGAAAGGTTTCAAAGGTGGTGCCTTCAACCAGTGCCTCATCTACTGCCTCGCGGATATTGCGTAGGATATCTAATTGCATCGCCTTTGCCACCGTGAACGCTGCCTGATGCTCGGATTGCCAAATATCCTCCCAGCTGAAGCCGATTGCATATCCCTTTTGACGGAAAAATTCAATCGCATCTGCTGGGGGTAGCAGCTTAAATTCAAATGCTGGCATGGTTCAATGTGGGTTAACCACTTTGTTTCTGATTACGCACGCGCCCAAAGATAGCAGCAGCAAATTGCCCTTGCGCGAGTGTCTCAGTCAATTTTGTGGTATCCATCGATTCGATCAGCCCGGCTAAACCTCTCTGGAAATCCTCAAAATTTTCCACGCTGGCAGCCAAGGCGATGATGGGTGCAATCAATGGATCGGTAACGCGTTCCCAGTGGGAGGCCAGTTCATCGGCAAAAAGATCGAATTCGTCCTGGTCGTTCAGGTTAGCGGTGGTTGTGGCCAGTCGGGTTGTTGCGGTGGGTGCTGGCTCTGGTCCGGCTGGTTGTGCACTTATCAACACTGCTTCGCCTTCCTCTGGGGCAGGAATGCGCAGCTTATCCTGCACCCAGGAAACGGGTACCGGCAAGCCGACATCGACCAGCTTGGGCAGTGCCTCCGCATACAGGCTCAGATCCTCCGGCTCGCGTAGATCAAATATAAATTGAGGGCAGCGGCGTATATCCTCAATACCGCCGATGTTTAATACGAGCAATGGGTATATCAGATCACGCGTGAGCGTACCAGCCAGTTGCAGGGCATCCGAAACCATCAGATCGTGGCGCACTTCGTTATGTACATTGCCGAGTGCATTGGTGCTGGATTTGCCGTCGGCCTGGCTGGTGAGCGTGCCCCCCAGGATAGTTTTACTCTGGGTGCGCTCGCACCAGTCCATCATCGCTTGATAGGGATCGTGGTTGCCTTTGGCCGCTTCTTTAAAATCGATCGACATGCCTTCCGGGATGATGCCCGCTGCATCGTGCCCGATCTGCATCACGGCACGAAGCAAGGTAGCTTTCTCATCCTCACCGCTGCCGCTCGGATAGGTGCCCAGGCGTAACGGCAGACCATAGATTTCCAGGAATTCAGCCAAGTCACGTACCGAGTAGTTTTTGAACAGGAACGGCCAGGCGAGCACCCGGTGCAGTCCTGCTCGCGACAGATAACCCGATTTGGCTTTGTGCACATGCGTGATCCAGCCGAACGGCTGCAGCTGCGCACCCTCCAGCGAGAGGTCGCGCAAACGTATCTCTGTGCGTGTAAGACGATCAGTCATGAACCAGCTTTGCGGGCGATGATCAATCTCCTTGGGCAACCAGTTGTTTCCCAGTCGCTGCCATTCTATTTCCAGGCAGGCAAAACCGTGGCCGATCGCGTCCAGGCAATCAAGCATCACATCTTCCAGATTGGGAGAATCTAACAGTATTTCCTTAATTGCAGCGGCTGCTTTCTTTTCTTTGGCGGAGGGGTTGCGTGGCGGTGCGATATCCCAGGTGCCGGTCAACAATGCACGCTTGCGCTTGCTCATCTCGGCATAGATATGACCGTCCTTTTCTTCCATGTCCAGGAACAGATCATGCTGTGCGCGGATGTCACCTTGTTCGGCGCTTTCCAGAATACGTGCGAGTTTGGCAGGGGTGAGCCCCCGGCTGGGGTGGTTGGCAAATTCACCATGCAAATGACCAACCTTGGCGGTTTGCGACTCTTTCAGCTTGCCCGTGTCGATTGGGTTGCCATACATATCGACTAGTTTTACCATGCGCCTCCTTCATTTTCTGATTTAACCGCACTTTGGTATGCCATACCGCCGGAACGGGTGGTGGCTGCCATCCACAGCATATGCAGTGCATCCGGGCCATCGTCATGATCTGCTTTGGGAAAATGCCTGAGCTGATCGATCAGCGTGGCTTGAGAGGGATGCAGGCGGATAAGCCCATTGGCCATATGCGGTTGCAGCGTTTCTATTCTGAGTAATTTGTCTGTGCTGGGAGTGATGGCGGTGGCTGGTACCGGCACGCCACGGGCAGCAGAGCGCTTAACCAGCTCGGTACGCAGGAATTCCTGGAACTGGATCACCTCCACCACCCACAGCACGCAGCGATACTCAGCCTGCAATTTTATGATGTCCTCAATGATGCGATCTGGCAGGCGTTTCTTGATTAATGCTTCCACTACATCCAGAATGCCGGTGTGACGGTTGAAACCACCTACCAGCAGGGCGGAAGGGTCACGGCTTGCGCCATGTTTGCCTAGGCTGGGGTCGCATGCGCCAAAGAAGCGCCACTCCATCAGCCGGTTGATCCAGAACTGGATGCAGTTGGCAAAAGGCGCATCATCACCGGATACGGGATCATTTTGTTGTTCAGAATCGAATGCCGGGCGGCCATCACGCGCACGTTTGACCATCAGCTTGTAAAGTGGCTGGGCGGCAGGCCAGGAAACGATTGAGCCTGCTTCCATTTCTGTTTTGCGCTCCTGGTAAAACGCTAATGCCTCCGCTTCACCCTGGTTAAGCAATAGCTCTTCCCACTTGTCCCACAGATCCATTCTATGCGGCCATTCGATTACCGCCCTGAATTTGCGTGCGTTCCATAGCGGGTTCTTGATCAGGCGCGCCAGCACCGAGTCATAGTGCAGAATAGTGCCGATGATGACCACGTCCATGCTGTCATCCGCCGGGCCGAGTGATAGCACGGTTTTCTTCAGCCATAATTCTAATTTGTCGCGCTGTTCTGGGCTCCTGACATTTTCATCATTTTCCAGATCATCACCGATTACCAGATCCGGGCGGTGTGGGCCATGACGCAGACCGCGCATGCGTTTGCCTGAGCCGAATACCTGTACTTTGGCATCGTTACTGGTTACGATAGTACCGACTTGCCATACGCGCCCTTGGCCGGTAGCCTGCGGGTAATCCATCATCAGACGCGGGTTGAATTGCAACTCGGCTTTGATCGCCTCCAGCATAGGCAGCGCCTGATCTAGTGCATCCATGATGATGACTGGATAATGTTTGCGCTGCGTGACTATGCACCAAATGACGAAGATCTGCGTCACCAGCGTTGATTTGGCATTGCCACGTGGCGCGGCAATGGCGTCATGATCGCCCGCGCCGTTATCGACGATCTCTTTCAATCGCTGATACAGGAAGTCATGCAGTGCTGCATTGGGATGCTTGATATAGTGCGGAAAATAAGTGCGCGTGAAGAATTCGAGATCATGCTCTGCACGCGTGAGCCTTTCTTTTCTGGCTGCGCTATCTGGAGCGAAGCCATCAACATTCGCCTCGATCTGGCGGCGGAATTCTGCGGCTAGCTGTATCAGCTCCTGCAGGAAGGCTTTCTGGGTGGTTTTAGCCATAGCGCTTTCCAATGCTCTCGCCAAATGGCAGCAGCACTTCTTCCATGGCAGTCGCATGCTGCGGGTAATGGGTCTGGATGAACTGCACCAGGTCGCGCAGGATATCGGCGGCAAAGCTCAGTTTGTCCAGTTTTGGATTACCCTTGGTGACCGCGTTCATGGTTTTAGCATAGGCATCTGAAATACGTGACAGCACCTCCGCTTTATCCAGCGGTTTGATATCTTTGCTATTTTTGACGTCTTCCAGTGTGCTCTGAAATAACAACACAAAATCTTCCATCACAGCGGCGGTGACCGCTTCAGCGCCTTCCCCAGAAAGGCGGGCAGCTGCGCGCGCCCGGTCCCAGTCGTCACCATTTTCGCGGGCCACATCTTTCCAGCGCCGGATGGTGCTTAATGGGATGTTACATTTGCGGGACACACCTTCCAGATTTAACGCTTCATAGATATAGACCGCACGGGCTTCGGTTATTGTTTTTGTAGAATATGCCATGCCGCACTTTACAGGCCGATCAGGGATTTGCCTTTCTCGATCATCAGCGCGATGCCCACTGATACCAAGCCGCCACTGACTGCACCGTTGATGGCTGATTTCGTCTCGACCTTGCGCAGACGGGTATCTAATTTATCCAGCCGGGCATTGCTTTCATCCTGCCTCTCGATCATGAGATCAAGCTTACCCTTGATTTCTCCAAGCAACAGCGTGTGTTCGTCAGTCATTTCATAAACCTCTTTTTATGGTTAATTCGTGTTCTTGCTGACAATCGAGGCAGCGGGTTATACCCTTGATTTCTCGCCTGGTTTGCGGGATTTCCTCGCCACAATCCTCGCAGTGGCTAAACCCAGGCGCTTGCGTTTCAGGCCGGATCGCGCGCTTTTGCGTGTACTCATACTCTGCCAGCTCGATTGCTTGCGCTAAATCGTCCTCTTTCACTTATTCTCCCTTTCCGGTGGAGGGGTGGCCCATTCCACTAATGCTTTGTGTTTCGCCTGGCACTCGTAATACAGCGCGGAGCGCTCCAGACTGTTGCGCAATAGGGTCGCCAGCCGTCCGTCCGCAGCAATCGGTAGATCCGAGCAAAGGGAGGTCAGCGAGGCTGGAGGTTGGCGGGTTGGGGACACTTGCAAAGGGACGTGAGTTGTAGAGGTGCAGGCCGTAATCATCCAGACTACAATCACCATAACCGCTATTTTGATCAATGTTCTCATCAGCTTTTTCCTTGATTTTCACGTAAACGGTGCGCACGGTTTCACGTGCAGTTTCAAATTCCTGAGTAGTTTTAAGCTCAGCGTTGGCCTGCTCGATGGCTTGTTCTTGCGCTTTTTTGACGGCTTCTTCGATGGCAAATGCCTGCCTGGCCAGGCAGGCATTCTTGCCATCGCGATGGCCTTGGTAGTAGCCGATGCCGAGCAGGGTGGATGCGCCAAGCAAAATCGCTAACCAAAAGTAAGGTGAAAATAACGTGTTCATTTGTTATTATCATGCATGCACAATTCATATTCTTCTTGTCTGCGTTTAAGTAAGCCTTTTAATACTCGCCCACCTGCTTTCCGCCAGCGCAAAATTTCGGTGCATGCTCCCGTATAGTCGGGTGGGGTCTGCTTTAATTTTTTTACCAGAGTGGATTTACAGAAAGCGGTAGCACCAATGTTGTATGCAAGGCTGACAAAAGCATCACCTTCATGTTGAAAAACGGGCACATCCCCAATGCAACGGCTAATTTGTTTGGTGATCTCGTTCGCATCACGGTATAACATCCCCAGTGCGCGCACCGGGTCTGTTTGATCCCCCGACTCGACATCAAGAGTGGTACCAAAACCAATGGTCTGCACGCCCACGCCATCATCATAGGCATGCTCACGGTAACCCTCAGACCAAGCAATCGCTACCAGCGCGGCAGCGGAGAGGCTAATCAGAGCATTGCGCTTATTTTGCATCTTCAATCTCTGATTCATCCAGGATATGACTAGGTAACGGGCGCATCTCGTTTTTCAGCCAATCGACCACTAAAAATCCTGGACATTTCTTATGCATCTCCGGCAGATCACGATGCCCCAGCACTCTAGGAGTTTCACTCTCCTTCCCACCTTGCAATAGCACGATATCCGTCGTCAGCCCACAAACACACTTCTCCAAGCTCTTCCATTGTTCGTGAGTAAATTTGTCTGTGCCGATCAGGCAGATACCAATACTCTTGGTGTTATAGTCATGAGCATGTTCACCCACCTCATCAAAATGGCGGCCGGTTGCGACTGCGCCATTGGGGTAGATCACGAAGTGATAGCCGATAGAAGTCAGGTTAGGGTTTTGCCTCTGCCTGAAATCAGTTGAGCGATAAAAACCACGCTTGCGGTGCCAGGCGTCAATCTCCTCAACGGAGACATGATCGCCATTTAGCGTATTCGAACAGTGGATGATGATGCTTTTGATTTGTCTTGTCATGCCGCCATGATGACAGCATGAGAGAGGACAAATAAGGAGGAAGTAAGTCCTCCTGTGGGTTTTAGGTGGATTAAGTTAGGAGGTTATGCGGGTTTTAGAGGTTACCAAATGGCTGATAAATGATGCATTCTATAAATTCCTGACAGAACTTAAATATTCTGTAAGGACGCAAAATTATGCTCTTTACCAAATATATAATCTTTTACATTAAGAAGTAGGACAAGTTTACAGAAATTGCAGCTTTCTAATATTAGCTTTCCTTATTGTCAGTAAGTTTTTCACGGTGATTAGGAAAAGGTGCTTCTGATGCTGTGCTAGTTAGGCAACTCTCCGCTTTAGGAAATTCATCATAAGCGGAATCATTTCTGATCCAAGATGAAATTTCAGAAATCAGGTCTTCCTCAGGTAATCTGTTGCGGCCTTTAATCGCACATTCCCAGATAATCAGTACTCTCCATCCCGAGTTCCTAAGTTTAGCCTGAGCATTCAGATCACGTCCTTGATTCAGAGTCAGTTTTTTTTCCCACCATTCAGTACGGGTAGCTGGCAGACGGAACTGATGACAATGATGCATGTGCCAGAAGCAACCATGAACAAAAATAGCTGCTTTATATTTGGGAAGAACGATATCCGGTTTACCGGGCAATTCTTTCAAATTCAGCCGGTAACGGAAACCACAGGCGTGCAGACGCTTACGCAACCAGATTTCAGATTTTGTATTTTTGCCCTTGATTGCCGCCATATTGCGGCTTCTTTGCTCTTTACTGTGAACATCAGCCATTTGAATTTCATGATAGCACTTACTTATTACGCGGTTTGTCAATAAGTAAATTAATTTATTTGCTCTTGTACAATCTCCTGCATGTGTAAATAATGGTACAAAATAATACAATAACATAACTACATGCCGTCAGGGGACAACACTTATATGTCATCAGGGGAACAAAAAGAGTCTGTAAATCAGGATAAATTTGATCAATTAGCTCAGAAATGTGCTGCCTTACAAAGCGATATGCATTTCAGACATATCTATGACACACCAGTCATTGAGTTCTCCAACACAGGAAGAAGAGGAGATAAAAAATACTTTGTTATAACATTGCGGGCTTTGCGTCAGACTCTTATCGATATAAGAAACAATCTAGCCGTGTTTGAAAAAATCCAAAGCTATGTTGAGACCCCATGGCGTGATGCTTTCTCAGAATATATCACTGATGAAGCAACTAATGCGCTATCAACAGTTCAGACTTTGCCATTGTTCAGCGTGATCGGCAAAGTGATTCATGTCACAAACAATCTGCCGAGAGATGAATATCAGGATAAGGTAGCGAGCCTTAAAAAAGAATATCTTGACCATACAATTGAGTGTCTGTCATCGCAGATTCCAGATGAGGAGCAGATCAAGTCCAAAAAGTCTGATTCTACGCCATCTGTAACTCATGCAGTTAACAGAATCTATTACGGTGCGCCCGGTACAGGCAAAAGCTTTGCGATAGACCGGGAAATCAATCATGAAAGATCATTCAGGATCGTTTTTCACGCTGACACACAATACACAGATTTTATCGGGTGCCTCAAACCTGTCGTTGAAGAGGAAGGACTCTCATATGCCTTCAGACCAGGTCCTTTTACAAATGCACTTCTGGAAGCAATACAAAACAATGGTAAGCATTTCTGGCTGGTAATTGAAGAAATTAACAGAGCGCCGGCTGCTGCAGTTTTCGGAGAGATTTTTCAACTGCTCGACAGAACCGATACCGGAGAAAGCAGGTATGGGATTACTCCCTCGGATCCTGAACTGGTTAAATATATGGAAAGAGAACTCGGTGCGAAAATGGGAAGTTTTCAGATTAAGATACCTTCAAACCTGTCCATTCTTGCGACTATGAACAGTAGCGATCAGGCTGTGATGCCAATGGATACGGCATTCAAGAGAAGATGGGAATTCAGATATATTCCTCTCAACTTCGATGTATGTGCTAATGGTTCATTTAACCTTCATCAGTCCGGGACTTCTTATACTGTCAGTTGGAAGGATTTCGCACTAACTATAAATAAAATTCTGTCAGATCTGGGGATTCCTGAAGACAGGCACCTTGGCCCTTTTTTCCTGAATGACCGTGAACTGGCTGGTGATGAGCCTTCATCAAAAGCGCTGACTGGCAAGTTATTCAAATCAGCCCACAATCGTGGTGTATGTAGCGAGCCATCTTCACCTATCGTGAAGGTAGTCAAACGAGAGGCAAATGTCTCCGCCACAATGAGCGTACTGCCGTCCGAGGTAATTACGCTGCCATTCGGAAAGATCAAGCCACTTGCGGTGATACTGCAATGA